GCGTTCTGCCGGATCGACGGCGACAGCGAGGATGCGCTGGTCGACGCGCTGATCGCGGCGGCGCGGCTGCATGTCGAAAGCCTCACCGGCCGGGCGCTGGTGACGCAGAGCTGGCGGCTGGTGCTGCACGGGCCGACGCCACGGCTGATCGCGCTGCCCATCGTGCCGGTGGCGGCGCTGCTCGAGGCGCCGGAGGGCGCGGTGCTGCAGGGCGACTGCGTGCTGCTGGCGGCGCCGCTCGACGGGGTGAGCATCGACTATAGCGCCGGCTATGGCGAAGCGGCCGACGTGCCGGCCGATCTCAGGCAGGCGGTGCTGCTGCTGGTGGCCTATTGGTACGAGCATCGCGACGCGGTGACGACGACGCCGGCGGGGCTGGAGCGGCTGCTGGCCGGCTTCCGGCGGGTGCGGCTGTGAGCGAGGAGCGGATTCCGTCGCTCGGCACGCTGACCGACCGCGTGCAGTTGCGACGCAAGGTGACGACGAGCAGCGCGGCGGGCGGCGAACTGGCCGTGTTCACGCCGCTCGGGACGGTGTGGGCGCGGGTGCGCAGGCTGGGCACGCGGCAGGCCTTCGACAGCGATGCGCGCGGGCAGGCGATCAGCCATTCGGTGGCGATGCGGTTCCGTACCGATCTGAGGCCCGGCGACCGCATTGTCTATCGCGGGCACGATCTCGAAATCGCGGCGGTGAGCGACATCAACGGACGGCGCGCCTATGTGAGCTGCGCCTGCGTCGAACGGGCGGTGACGGCATGACGCATCCGATCCTGGCGCTGCAGGTGCCGCTGGTGGCGGCGCTGCGCGACGCGCTCGACGTGCCGGTGTTCGACGCGCCGCCGCATGAGCGCAAGCCCCCTTACGTGACCATCGCGCGGCACGATGTGCTGCCGCGCGACGGCGACGACGCGCCCGGCCACGAGCATCGGGTGCTGCTGCATGCCTGGGTGCTGGAGGCGAGCCGCGAGGCGGCGCTCGCTATCGCCGAGGCGGCGATGAGTGCGGTGCTGGGGGCGGCGCTCGACGGCGACGAGCTGGTCGTCACGCTGCGCCGGCACGAGCGCACCGACAGCGCCATCGACGCGGTGACGGGGCGGGCCCGCGCCGCGCTGGCGCTGACATTTTTCTCGGAGCCGGCGGCCTAGCCGCGGCATCTCAACAAGGAAGCGACACATGGCGGCCCAGAGCGGCAAGGACATGCTTTTGAAGCTCGACCAGACGGGGAGCGGCAGCTTCCTGACGGTCGCGGGGTTGCGCACGAGGGCGCTGGCGCTCAACGCGGCGACGATCGACACCACGGACGCCGAGAGCGCCGGGCGCTGGCGCGAGCTGCTGCAGGGTGGCGGCATCAAGCGCGCGGCGGTGAGCGGGGCGGGCATCTTCAAGGACCAGGCCTCGGACGCGAAGCTGCGCGAGCTGTTCTTCGGCGGCACGATCCGCGACTGGCAGCTGATCCTGCCCGATTTCGGCACCATCGCCGGGCCGTTCCAGATCACGGCGCTGGAGTTCTCGGCCGACCATGCGGGCGAGGTGACGTTCGACATCGCGCTCGAAAGCGCGGGCGAGATTTCGTTCGCGGCGGCGTGAGGGAGAACGACATGGCCAATTTGCAGCGCGGCGAGATCGCCGCGACGATCGGGGGCGAGGCGCGCGTGCTGTGCCTGACGCTGGGGGCGCTGGCCGAGCTCGAGGCGCGGCTCGGCGCCGGCGACCTGGTGGGGCTGAGCGAACGCTTTTCCGGCGGCCGAGTGTCGGCGCGCGACCTGACCGCGATCCTCGGGGCGGGGCTGCGCGGCGGCGGCAACGCGGTCACCGACGACGACCTGGCGCGGATGACGATCGAGGGCGGGCTCGCCGGCGCGGCGGAGATCGCGGCGCGGCTGCTGCGCGCGACCTTCGGGGGCGCGGCATGAGCGCGTTTCCCTGGCGCGACGCGATGCAACTGGGGTTTGGCGTCCTGCGGCTGTCGTCGGCCGAGTTCTGGGGGCTGACGCCGCGCGAGCTGGCGGTGGCCTTCGAGGCGCTGAGCGGGGTGCGGCCCGGCGCACCGGACCGGGCGCGGCTGAAACAGATGATGGAGCGGTTCCCCGATGGCCAATGAGCGGTTTCCCGACGATTTCTCGCGCGAGCTGGGCGACGTGTCGCTGGAGCTGAAGCGGGTCGGCGACCTGGCGGACAGCGTGGGGCGCTCGCTGACCAACGCGTTTCGCGGCGCCATCCTCGACGGACGCTCGCTGAAGGGCGTCCTGGGCGAGGTGGCGCGCGGCTTCGCCGATATCGCGCTGAAGGCGGCGCTGAAGCCGGTGGGGACGCTGATCTCGGGCGCGGTGGAGTCGCTGTTCACGGCGACCAATCCGGCGCTGCAGGGCGTCACGCCCTTCGCCAAGGGTGGCGTGCTGGCGGCGCCGAGCTACTTCCCCACGGGGCGGGGACTGGGCGTCGCGGGCGAAGCGGGGGCCGAGGCGGTGCTGCCGCTGGCGCGCGGCAGCGACGGGCGGCTGGGTGTCGCGTCGGGCGGCGGCGGCGGGGTGCAGGTGACGTTCAACGTGACGGCGAGCGACGCGCGCAGCTTCGCGGCGAGCGAGGCGGAGCTGTCGGCCATGCTGCTCAGGGCGGTGCGGCGCGGGACGCGGGCGAGCTGAGGCACGAGAAAAATGGCATTCCACAATATCCGGTTTCCGCTCGACGTGTCGCTCGGGGCGCGGGGCGGGCCGGGGCGGGCGACCGATATCGTGACGCTGGAGAGCGGGCGCGAGGAGCGCAACGCGCGCTGGGCGCATTCGCGGCGGCGCTACGATGCCGGCTATGGCGTGAAGTCGCGGGCCGACATGCAGGCGGTGCTGGCGTTCTTCGAGGAGCGGCGCGGGCGGTTCCACAGCTTTCGCTGGCACGATGCGCTCGATCACTCGAGCGACGGCCGGCAGGTGCTCGGGATCGGCGACGGCGAGACCGTCGGCTTCCAGCTGGTGAAGCGCTATGGCGCCGCGTTCGACCCCTATGCGCGGCCGATCAGCAAGCCGGTGGCGGGGAGCGTGACGGCCTATGTCGACGACGAGGCGGTGCCGGTGGCGGTGGATGCGTCGACCGGGATCGTGACCTTCGATGCGCCGCCGATGGAGGGCGCCGAGGTGGCGGCAAGCTTCGAATTCGACGTGCCGGTGCGCTTCGACAGCGACCGGCTGGATGTCGAGCTCAGCAGTTTCGACGCGGCCGAGGTGCCGTCGATCCCGCTGATCGAGGTGCGCGAATGAGGGAGCTCGACGCGGGGTTTCGCGCGCATGTCGAAAGCGGCGCGACGACGCTCGCGACATGCTGGAAGCTGGCGCGGCGCGACGGGGTGGTGCTGGGGTTCACCGATCACGACGTGACGCTCAGCTTTGACGGCACCGATTTCACGCCGATGCATGGGCTCGACGGCAGCGAAATCGGGGCGCGGCTCGGGGCGCAGATCGATACCGGCGAGGTGGTCGGCGTGCTGCATGGCGAGGCGATCGCGGAGGCCGACATCGTCGCGGGGCGCTATGACGGGGCGCTGGTCGAGACCTGGCGCGTGAACTGGCGCGAGGTGAGCCAGCGGCATTTGCAGCGGCGCGCGACGATCGGCGAGATCGTGCGCGAGGACGGGCGCTTCCGGGCGGAACTGCGCTCGGGCCAGCAGGCGCTGAACAAGATGCGCGGCCGGCTCTATTCGCCGCTCTGCGACGCGATGCTGGGCGATGCGCGGTGCGGGGTGGCCGAAAGCCACGCCGCGTTCTCCAAGGGCTGCGACCGGCGCTTCGCGACATGCCGCGACCGCTTCGGCAATGTCGCCAATTTCCGCGGCTTCCCGCACATTCCGGGCAATGATTTCGTGCTGAGATATCCGGGCAGCGGCGACAGTCTCGACGGGCGGGCGCTGGTCCGGTGAGGCGCGAGGAGATCGTCCGGGTGGCGCGTCGCTGGCTCGGCACGCCCTATCGCCACCAGGCGGCGACGCGGGGCGCCGGGTGCGATTGCCTCGGGCTGGTGCGCGGCGTGTGGCGCGAGCTTCACGGCAGCGAGCCGATGGCGGTGCCGAACTATCGCGCCGACTGGCGCGACGGACGCCATGGCGAGGAATTGCTGGGCGTGGCGCGGCGCCTGCTCGTGCCGGCGGATGAAGCGGCGGCGGGGCAGGTGGTGCTGTTCCGGCTGGGGCGGACCACGACGCCGAAGCATTGCGGCCTGCTCGTCGCCGACGAGCGGTTCATTCATGCGCAGGAGGGCCTCGGCGTGGTCGAGGCCAATCTCACCGAGGGCTGGCGGCGGCGGATCGCCGGCCGCTTCGATTTTCCGGGACTGTGATGGCGACACTTGCACTTTCGCTGGCCGGCCAGGTGGTCGGCGGCGCGCTGGGCGGGCCGATCGGCGCGACCGTCGGCCGGGCGCTGGGCGCTTTGGCCGGCAGCGCGATCGACACCGCGATCTTCGGCGAGACCAGCCAGGCGGCAGGCGCCGATGTGCGCGTGCAGGGCTCGAGCGAGGGCGCGCCGATCCCGCGGCTCTATGGCTGGAGCCGGCTGAGCGGCAACATCATCTGGGCCACGGAACTCGAGGAGATCGACGAGGCGCAGACGGGCGCCAAGGGCACGAGCAGCGAGCGCGGCATCGCGGCGAGCTTCGCGGTGGGGCTGTGCGAGGGCGAGGTGCAGCGGCTCGGGCGCATCTGGGCCGACGGGCAGGTGCTGGAGACGAGCGGGCTGACGCTGCGCTTCTATCGCGGCAGCGAGGACCAGGCGGCCGACAGCCTGATCGAGGCGCGGCAGGGGGGCGTGGCGCCGGCCTATCGCGGGCTCTGCTACCTGGTGTTCGAGCGGCTGCCGCTCAAGGCCTTCGGCAACCGCATCCCCAACATCACGGTGGAGCTGTGCCGCGTCGTCGGGGCACTGGAGCCGGAAATCCGCGCGGTGACGGTGATCCCGGGCTCGACCGAGTTCGGCTACGATCCGGTGCCGCGCGTGCGGCTGGTGGCGAGCGGCGTCACCGAGGCCGAGAACACGCATCTGAGCGGCGAGATCGCCGACTGGACGCTGTCGCTCGACGAATTGCAGGCGCTGTGCCCCAATCTCGAGCATGTGGCGCTGGTGGTGAGCTGGTTCGGCAGCGATCTGCGCTGCGGGCAATGCAGCGTGCGCCCGAAGGTCGAGGCGGCGCAGCGCAATGTGGCGGGTACCGCATGGTCGGTGGCGGGGCTCGGGCGCGACGCGGTGGAGGTGGTGTCGACGCATAACGGCGGGCCGGCCTATGGCGGCACGCCCGCGGATGCGGCGGTGCTGGCGGCGATCGCCGACCTCAAGGCGCGCGGCATCAAGGTGACGCTGTATCCGCTGGTGATGATGGACATCCCGGTGGGCAATGCGATGGGGCAGCCGGCCTATCCCTGGCGCGGGCGCATCGCCTGCGAGGCGGGCAGCGACGGGACCGGCGCGGCGGTGAGCGAGATCGCGGCCTTCGCGGCCGAGCATCGCGGCTTCGTGCTGCACTATGCCGGGCTCGCGGCGGCGGCGGGCGGGGTGGACGCCTTCATCATCGGCTCGGAGCTGCGCGGTCTGACCTTTTCGCGCGGGCCGGGCGACAGCTTTCCGTTCGTTGCGGCGCTGGTGGAGCTCGCCGGCGAGGTGCGGGGCGTGGTGGGCAGTGGAACGACGCTCACCTACGCCGCCGACTGGAGCGAATATTCGGGCTACCAGCCGGGCGGCGGGGCGAAGTTCTTCCATCTCGATCCGCTCTGGGCCTCGGACGACATCGATGTCGTCGGCATCGACAATTACATGCCCGTGGCCGACTGGCGCGACGGGCCGGGGCCGTATGACACCGGCTATCTGGCGGAGAACATCGACGGCGGCGAGGGCTATGAGTGGTACTACGCCAGCCCGGAGGATCGCGAGGCCGGGACGCGCACGCCGATCACCGACAACGATCATGGCGAGGCGTGGGTCTGGCGCTTCAAGGACCTCGCGAGCTGGTGGAGCTCGCCGCATCACGACCGGCCCGGCGGGGTGCGCGACGGCGCGCCCACGGCCTGGGTGCCGGCGAGCAAGCCGATCTGGTTCACCGAGCTCGGCTGCGGGGCGGTGCATCGCGGCGCCAACCAGCCCAATGTGTTCCCCGATCCCAAGAGCTCGGAAAGCGTGCTGCCCTATTTCTCCAACGGGGCGCCGGACGTGCTGCAGCAGCGGCAGGTGCTGCGCGCGGCGCTCGCGCATTGGGCAGGCAGCGCCATGGTGCAGCGCATCTACCTGTGGACCTGGGACGCGCGGCCCTATCCGGCGTTTCCGAGCCTCGTCGAGGTGTGGAGCGACGGGCCAAATCATCTGAGCGGGCACTGGCTGACCGGGCGGCTGGGCGGCATGGCGAATGACGAGCTGATGCGCGCCATCGCGGCGGATCATGGCGTGTCGCTCGACGCGGTGGCGGTCGCGGCGCCCTTCCTCCATGGCTATGTGATCGACCGCCCGATGTCGGCGCGCGACGCGCTGGAGCCGGTGCTGGCGCTCACCGGGCTGGCGGTGCGCGACGGGGTGGACGGGCTCTCGATCGGGCGGGCCGACGGCGCGGACGCGTTCGCGGTCGGCGAGATGGTGGCGGACGAAGTGCCGATGCTGTCGCGGCGGCGGCCCGATCCCGGCGAAGCGATCGGGCAGGTGGCGCTGAGCTATGTCGACCGCGAGCGCAACTATCTGAGCGGGTCGGTGACCGCGCTGACGCGCGAGAACGGCACGCTGGAGGCGATGAGCGCCGAGATGGTGCTCGATATCGGCGGAGCGCGGCTGGCGGCGGAGCGGCTGCTGCTCGAACGCAACGCGCAGCGCGATGTGGCGGGATTCGTGCTGCCGCCCTCGGCGGCGGCGCTGGAGGTGGGCGACAGCATCGGTCTGGGGGGCGACCGCTTCGAGGTGACGCAGATCCGCGATGGCGTGGCGCGCCAGATCGAGGCCCGCGCGCTGCTGCCCGAACTGGCGCTGCCGGTGCCGGCCGACCGAGCGCCGCCGGGCGGGACGGGGCCGGCGCCGCGGGCGCTGCCGGTGCTCGCGGCGCTGCATCTGCCACCGCTGCCGGAGGACGTGACGCGCACCCGGCTGGCACTGGGGGCGTTCTCGCGGCCCTGGCCGGGGGTGGTGAGCGTGACGCACGGGCCGACCGGGACGGGACTCATCGAGCTGCCGCGGGCGGCGATGCTGGGCGAACTGGCGAGCGGGCTCGGCGGCGGCTCGATGTTCCTGTGGGACGAGAGCAATGCGGTCGAGGTGACGCTGTTCGGCGGGCATCTGGCGTCGCGCGACGCGGACGAGGTGCTGGCCGGCGCCAACCGCATCGCGGTCGAGACCGACAGCGGCGCGTGGGAGGTGATCGGCTTTGCCGAGGCCGAACTCGTGGCGCCGTCGCGCTACCGGCTGACGCGGCTGCTGCGCGGGCAGCAGGGGACCGACCATGCCATCGGTCCGGCGGCCAGCGGGGCGCGGGTCGTGGTGCTCGACGGGCGGATCGGCACGCTGGCGGTGTCGCCGGCCTGGCTCGACACGACGCTGCCGCTGCGCAGCTATGCGGGGGTGGGGGACGCCACGGGCTTCGACGACCTGGTGGTCATCGACCTCGCGCCGATGCTGCCCCTGGCGCCGGTGCATCTCATGGCGGAGCGGGTGGGCGGCGATATCGTGCTGCGGTGGGTGCGGCGCAGCCGCGCCGACAGCGACGGCTGGGCCAGCGAGGACGCGCCGCTCGACTGGGCGCCGGAAGCCTATCGGGTCACCCTCCATGACGGGCCCACGCTGCTGCGCACGCTCGCCGCGACGGGCCCGCAGACGATCTATACGGCGGCGGCGCAGAGCGACGATTTCGGCGGGCCGGCACCCGACTTCACCTTTCGCGTGGCGCAGGTGAGCCCGCTCTACGGACCCGGCCACTGGGCCGAAGGAGTATTTCATGGCTGATCCGACCGCGGCGGAGCGCTTCGCGCGCTGCCTGACGCTCGTGCTTGGGCATGAGGGCGGCTATGCCGACCATCCGAGCGATCCGGGCGGCGCCACAAATTTCGGCATCACGCACAAGACGCTGGCGCGCTGGCGCGGCGTCACGTCGTGGCGGGACCTGCCGAAAGCGGCGGTGCAGGGGCTCGGGCGCGACGAGGCGGCGCGTATCTACGAGGCGCTGTACTGGCAACGGGTCGAGGGCGCCGCGCTGCCCGCCGGGCTCGATCTGGCGCTGTTCGACTATGCGGTCAATTCGGGCCCCGAGCGCGCCATCAAGGCGCTGCAGGCGGAGCTCAAGGTCAAGGCCGATGGCTGGATCGGGCCGCTGACGCTGGAGGCGCTGCGCGGGCGGATCGCGGCGGCCGGCGTTGCGGGCCTCATCGTCGCGCTCTGCGACGGACGACTGGGCTTTCTGCAGCGGCTCGCGAGCTTCGCCGTGTTCGGGCGCGGCTGGAGCCGCCGCGTCGCCGAAATCCGCGCTGCGGCGCTTGCCATGGCGGGTGAATCCCTTTCTCCAACCCAAAGGAACAGCGACATGAATCTGCTTTCGGGCTATCGGACCTATATCATCGCGGCGGCGATGCTGCTGGTGGGGCTGGCCGGCCTCGTCGGCATCGACATTCCGAGCTTCGAGGGGCATCCGCCGGCCTCGCTGATCATGGAGGCGCTGGCCTTCTTCTTCCTGCGCAAGGGACTGAAGGCCGATCTGGACAAGGGGTGAGGGTGCCTCAAGGATTTCTGGTCATTCATCCCATATTCAGCGAGATGTCCCTATCTGGGACGGCATGACACAGTTCCGTACTATTCTCCTGTCCCTCGCGGCGGCCGCGGCGATCACGCTCGCGGCGGTCGCGCCCGGCCAGGCGCAGGGCCGCGAGACGGCGTGCTATACCGACCGGCAGATCCAGGATGCGATCGAGTCCGGGGAGATCCAGAGCTGGCCGCGGATCAAGAAGCTGGCCGGCATCGGCGCCTATGACGAGGTCTCCGACGTGCGGGTTTGCCTGCTCGGCGGGGTGCCGTATTATATCCTCAACGTCATTTCCCCCGCTGGAGAAGCGATGAAGATCGCCCTCAACGCCGTAGATGGCACTCAGCAAGTGCTGTAAATCGGACGAAGAGGGCAGGACATGCGCATTCTCGTTGTTGAAGACGACGCCAATCTCAACCGGCAGATCAAGGACGCCCTGACGGAGGCCGGCTACGCCGTGGACGTGGCGATGGACGGCGAAGAGGGCCACTATCTGGGCGATACCGAGCCCTATGACGCGGTGGTGCTGGATATCGGCCTGCCGCAGATGGACGGGCTGTCGGTGCTGGAGGAATGGCGCCGCGCCGGACGTTCGATGCCGGTGCTGCTGCTCACGGCGCGCGACCGCTGGAGCGACAAGGTGCAGGGCATCGACGCCGGCGCCGACGATTACGTGGCCAAGCCGTTCCACATGGAAGAGCTGCTGGCCCGGCTGCGCGCGCTGG